GGAATAGTTGTCCAATTACAAGCTGGTTATGCAGGAGATTATGTTGTTACATATAGGTAAATAAATTAATATAAAAAAATGATTAATCCATTAAAAAAATTAAAAGATAAAATTCAGGAAAAAGCAGAAGCTAAGGCAGACAAAGTTATTGCTAAAGTTTCTATAAAATCAAAGGTCGCAATTAAAAAAATTAAGAAAGTTAAGAAAAATGACAAAAAAAATAAATAATGGGGTATTCTACGTAGCAATCTCATTAGTTGCAATATTAGCAGTTGGCACAGTCGCATTGGCTTACGCCATAACAAGCAATATCAATGTAGAAGGTGATTACAACAACTACGAAGCAACTCAAGAGTCTGCAGAAGTTAATCTTGGAGCATTTCCAGGACCAGATGTTTACAGTGATGTAAATGTTCATGGTAAATTAGTTGATGGTGGTAAGATTCAGAACGCTAGTACAACCCTAACAACTAATATCACTTTAACAGCAGCACAAGTTTGTGAAGGTTCAATTATCACAGTTAACAGTGCAGCTACAACAGCAACAGTATCAGCTGCAGCTTTAACAGTTACTCTACCAGCAACTTCAACTTTATGGACAACATGTCTTAAAGAAGAAGGAGCTCACGTATCGTTTTTCTTTGCTAATCTATCTCCAACAGCAGCTTCCACAACTGTTATAACAGCAGGAACTGGTATGGACTTATTAGAGCCAGACGACGGAGATGCATTTGATGTAGCAATAGCAGGTGGAGCAAGAGCAAAGATTGATATTTATAGACAAACAGCATTTGAGTCTAACTTAGATGCTTATGTTACAGTTATAGACTTTAGTGCAGCCGATTAATTAATTAAATTGGCGGAGAATAAACGCCTAAAACAAATCTATGGAAATACAAAAAGGGGTGGACACCTCAAGTCCAAAGGTTGATGGCAACAAGTTTCCAAAGTTGGCTAAGGCAACAGAACTTGCGAACAACTACAAAATTCGTGCCGAAAAAGCTGAAGCTGAGAATAAGAAAATTAAAGCTAAAGCACCTGAAGTTAAACCTTCTAAAAAGTCAAGTAAGAAAACAAAAGGTTTTGACTATGGTCAGTTGGCTTACCTCGAAAGCAAAGGGGTTACCAACGAGAAAGACCAAGAGTATCTACTTGCAGAAGTAGAGAATACAGGTAAGGAATTAAAAGATGTTCTTGAATTCAAATATGTTAAAGAAGAGTTAGCAGGATTTAAGGACGATAGAGCATCAACTGACGCTATTCCAGATGGGACTAAGCGTTCAACACAAACTTCTCGTGATAAAGTTGATTATTGGATAGCTAAGGACGAAATGCCTCCAGCTGACCAACAACAACTTAGACGAGATTATGTAAACGCTAAAATCAAAAAAGCAGAAGATAGCTCTAAATTTACTGATAGACCTGTTGTTCAATAGAAGGTCGATGGTCAAAATCGTAGACTAATCAAATTAGATTTGTAAGTCTTTAAGATGAACAATTCTAATCACCAACACAGTTGCATCAACATGGTTATATCCTGAAGAGTGGACAACCAAACTTCAGGAACGATTAGACTATCCAACAAACTGGAAGGATGTTTGTCGAGTTGAATACACAAACTCAAAGGTTTTAATTAATCCTTATATGTCAACTATCCCTTCCTTACAATCTCATACTCGTGGGACTGCCTATACTCATCAAACGTTAGTAATAACGACTGATAATATTACAATCGACCAATCAGCAAACTTACCTATGTTTGTTGACCGAGCTGATGAAGCTCAGACTCCATATTCAAAGCAAATGGAGATGGCTGATTTACAAGGCACTCTTATCAACGAGGCTTATGAGAGTTATATGTTAGCAGCTCACGCTTCTTTCACTAACTTCACAAATGCTTCAATCGGTGGAGCAGCAGGAACTATTACAGTTTCCGCTTCAAACATTGATGACATTATTCGTGGAATTAAGAGAGAAATCGGAGAAGCTAATGGACAAGCATTGATGGATAGGAATGGAGCTTTCATTGTCTGGCGTTATGCCGATATGGAATTGCTAGAGCAGTTCTGTCAGGCTAGAATATCATTGGCCTGAATAAATCCTTTTTAATTGACTTGGAAGCCCGAATACAACGGGCGACAGGGGGCAAGCAAGCGAAAGCTGTGCAGCCTGAACGACTGAACAAAGGGACTTTGAAAATTATTTTCAAAGATGCGACAGTCTGAACATCTACTATAATTGTACATTGAAAATTTAATTAAGATATTGACTAGATAAGTTTAGTTATGCTATGATTAGTATATGAATAAACAACAAAAAATTAAAGCATATAATCGTGAATGGAAACGAAAAAAGTATGCTGAAAATCCAAAAAAAGCGATAGCACAATCAAAAAAAGCTTATGAGAAAATAAAAAAAGACCCAGAAAAATTAAAGGAATATAAAGAATACCATAAGGAATATAATAAGAAATATGGCAAAGAGTATAGAGCGACAGAAGAATATAAAGCTCGTAGGCGAAAAACAGCAAGAGAGTGGTATAGGAAGAATGCTAAACGAATATATCAACAACGAAGAAAAAGACCATACGAAAGACTTGCTTCAGTTATTAGGTCAAGAATATACGACACTTTAAAACACGGATATAAGTCAGCAAAGACAGAGGAGTTAATCGGAATTACGATTAAAGAATTAAAAGTATATATTGAAAAGCAATTCAATAGTGGTATGACTTGGGATAATTATGGATTTTATGGTTGGCACATTGACCACATAATTCCATTATCAAGTTTTGACTTAACAAAAGCAGAAGAACAGAAAAAAGCATTTCATTATACAAACTTACAACCACTCTGGGCTAAAGAAAATATGCACAAGGGTTCAAAAATCTTAATTAAGTTTAGAAGGTAGAGAGAGAAATCCGAAGCGGTTTCTCCCCTCATTATGAGGAGTAACAAATTTGAATGGTTTTAACTTAGCAGACAAAGCTTTGAAAGACGGTGTTCAGGGCGGTTACTACTTTATGGGAATGTATCATTATGTTTCCAATTCTCACACATCAGGACATTTGTTCGGAGGTGTAAGAAAACTATTCCACTTAGGTATCTTAAAAGCTACCAACGGTCAAGTAGTTATTGATAGTGAACCTGCCACAGCAGACGGTCCTTTATCAGGAACAGGTATTGTTTCTCGTATGGACTGGGCATACAAAGTATGGACTAATGTTTTGCCCGTGCTTTTTGATATAACTGTTAGTTAGACAATAAACTAACAATTATGTCAAGTAGGGAGGGGAAACTCTCCCTACAAATGCCGATTAAGTCCAATGGTTGGACGCCAGCCCTGTAAGCTGGAGGTAGGTGGTTCGATTCCATCGGTCGGCTCAAAAATAAATATTATGGGAACATATAACAAAATTGGAGAAGTTACTCTAACAACAAAACCACCACAAGAACCAGAAATGCCACCAGCAATCCCTAGACCAAAACCTAGTAAGGATATTAATTATGATGATTATAAGCCAGAAGTCAGTCAAACAACATCAGCAGCAAAGTCAGGAGAGGTAATCATAGAACCAACAAACCTGATTTTAATAGGCACTACCTGTTATAAGACAATTCTTTTCAGGACTGCTTGGTCTTTAATGGACACCCTCAAAAGATATCCTAATACAGAGATGGCTTTTCAAAGTGGAGTATTTGTTCACGAAAACGCCAATCAATTGGTAGAACTCGCTAAAAGCAAAGGAGCTTCTCATCTTTTACTAATAGAACACGACATAGTCTTCGAACCAGACACACTAGGACGGCTTCTAGCACACGATAAAGATGTAGTCGCTGCTCCATATTCAGGTCGCAAACTTCCAAGAGAACCATTAGTTTATCAGCAAAATAATCCAGGAGAAGAACCATATATGATGAGCTATGATATGTTTCCAACAAAACTCTTCAAAGCTTATGGAGTTCCTACTGGTTGTACCCTTATAAAAATGAGCGTCTTTGACAAATTAACAAAACCCTATTTCTTCTTTGAGTATGATGAACAAGGGAAAATGTTAATGAGTCAAGATATATATTTTAGTAGAAAAATAAATAAAGCTAATATGGAGTGTTTCGTTGACCCTACAATCCAAGTAGTACATATCGGGAGTTACGACTATTAGTGGTATAATATAGGTATATGAAAAAAGGATTTAAACAAACAAAAGAGCATATAGCAAAAAGAGTTGCAAAGCAACTTGGACAAAAACGCACCAAAGAACAAAGAAAAAGAATGAGTTTAGCGGCAAAAAGATACTTTGAGAAACACGATAATCATTGGAAGGGCAAAAAAAGAGTT